TCACACAGCTTGTTGCTATATAATGGCTGCCGCAATAGCCGCATTTGAGCAATCCGCTGAACAGGTAGACATATTCTTTCTGGCGCGGAATAAACTGGTGTCCGGGCAGTTTTTCTTTTATGCGGATATTCGCCAGTTCCCATAAATCGTCCGGCACAATCGCAGTATGCCGGCCTTTAAAATATTCGCCGTTGTACTTTATTAAACCCTTATAAAACGGATTTTTGATTATCGCACCTAAAGACTGCTTAAGCCATTTCTTACCCATCGGCGCATTGACTCCACGGCTGATAAGTGTGTTGGCGATTTCCGACAGGGGTCTGTTTTCCGCCGCCATTTCCCACGCTATGCACAAGTGTTTTGCTACAGGCTCATTTACCACCAGTTTATGCGGTTGCCTGTCGTTGGGCAGTCTTGGCCCGTCATCAATAAGCATATAGCCGTAAGGCACTATGCCGCCAACCCAGATGCCCTGCTTAACACGGGCCATTGCCGAGGCTTTAACGCGTTCACCCGTCAGCTCACGCTCAAAAGCTGAAAGCAAACCCAAAATGCCGATAACCACTCGCCCTATGGCGGTGGAGCTATCGAGGTTCTCGCGTACGGAAACGAAGTCAATATTTTTATCGCGGAACAGGTCTATCATCGCGTATAGGTCGCGCGGGTTGCGGGTAAGGCGGTCCAGCCGGAAAAAGATAATACCGTCAAAGTTGTGCTTGCCTTCCACTCCCTCCAAAATAGCTTTAATGCCGGGCCGGTTTAAATCTTTGCCGGAATAGCCGTCGTCATTGATAATGCCGGTCCCGCCGAACGAGGATAATTCATAGCCGAATGCCTCCAGCATGTTTTTGCAGTGGAACGCCTGCGCGTCCAGCGTGGTGAAATCGCCCTGCGCCTGATCGTCCGTCGAACAGCGCGTGTAAATCACGAATCGCTTCTTTTCGTTTTTATTGCCTAATGCCAGCATAAAAACCTCCATGGTTTAGCCATCATGAACACATTTACATTCATAAGCGGGTATTAATCAACCCCTATTTATCTATTACGCCCTTTCGCGGAATAGTGACGGCAGACAACAAAACGTTTGGGCTAAAACTATTAGGATTTTTTTATGGGGCAGTACCGTTTCATTCCCTGAGACAAACGGCAAAGACATATCACTTTTTCAGACGGTAAAACCGTCACTTTCCGCAGAAACGGCGTAAGAGTCTAGTAGGAGGCTCTATGACCGTGAACGGAAACGAATATTTTGGTTTAGCGATAGCGCTAAAACCGGCGCAGCATATCAGGCCGGAGTATGGGAAATTACAGGCACAGCAGATAGCGAAGTGTTACAGCCTTTTACTGGGCGACCTGCTTGGACAACCACCTTCAGACGCACAGCTTGCCGGATCTGAACCGCTTGCAGCACCGGCTGACCTTTCTATTCAGATCGGTTAGCTTATGCCGGATTTCGGTGAAAGTAGCTATCGCGAGCTGTTTTCGCATGACGAATTGCGTGGTGTGGAAATGGCAATACGCGAAATCAGACGGCAATTCCTCTGCCTTCGGGTGGAAGATTATGACGACATCTTGCAGGAATGCCTTTTGCATTGGCTTGATGCAAGGCCTTCCTATACGCCGGAGAAAGGGGTTCTGCTTGCCAGTTATCTACACCGTGTGATAAAGAACAAATTGTTTTCCATGGTCAGGCTTTTACATCGGGGCAAACGGCAGGGAATCAATTTCTCGGTATCGCTGGAAGAGGATCTGGCTGTGTTTGCGGAAGATACCTATGTCCGGTCAGAATTACGGATTGATTTTGAATCCGCATTGAAAGACATGTCGGCCCGCCAGCGCAGGCTATGCAAATTGCTGGGCGAGGAAGGGCTGACGATTGCGCAGGCCAGCAAGCGGCTGAAAACTCCGCGCACAACTTTGTACACCGATCTGGCGCAGATAAAGATCATCTTCAGCCGCGCCAGTCTGGACGATTATTGAGGAGCGAAAATGAGCAATATCTATGTATTTAAATTTGAGGAAGGTGTCGAAGCGGCAAAAGCGGAACTGCACATCGTGCCAGCCGTAATCGCGGCTGAAAGCCTGTACGGCAAAGGCGCGGTGCGACTGGGTTTCCAGTACAGCGTCTGCCCGCCGAAAAACTCCGTGGTTATCAAAAGCCTTAACGAGGCCTCGGAAGCGGCTGTCCGGATTTTCACGGATTATGCGATTAAAAATTTCGGCGAGTTCTCGTTCTCAGTGGAACGGAAAGAACCTGCCAGGGAGAAGGCATGACAAAATAACAGCGGAAACATCGGGCCGCGAGTATGGAAAGGGTGTCGCTTTTCCAGAAAGCGGTCCGGTAGGGAAACAGGTTTTTGTCCGCGCCTTGCCGTGTATGCGCGCTGATTGCGGCTCAAATCTGTGATGTGGCTGATTGTGTGTGAATCACCTGTAAATCCGACTCCCACCGCACAGCAGTAAGCGCTGGTTTTTAAAGTGTGTTCTTGAGACGCATGGGCGAAGCCATAGAAAATTTTTAAACGGAGGCATTTTATGTCATGGATCGAATCACATCAGAAGCTTTACCACCATCCGCAAACACTGTTGCTGGCGGAACTGATGGACTGGGAGGTGGACCTTACAATCGGCAAATTACATCGTTTTTGGTGGTGGTGCATGGATTACGCCGAAGACGGCGATTTAAGGAAATATAATGACGCAACTTTAGCGCAGTCGGTTGGATTAAGAGATACTGACGGAAAGCGATTTGTCGACGCAATGGTGCGGTCGGGCTGGATTGAGCGGGAGCCGTATTTCCGGCTGCATAGCTGGTGGAAGCATCGCGGCCAGTTTTTGCAGAAAAAGTACCGCAACAGTCCGAAAGTGTGGCATTTAATAAAGGATAATTACGCGGCACCGTTTCCCGTCAAAGTCAGCATCACCCCTGACGCTCTCCTACAAAACACAACAAAACATAACAGAACAACTACATCATCAGCGGACGCTGATGCGCTGTTGCCGGCAAATGCAGAACCAACACCCAAACCGGCAAAGGCCGGATATTCGCCGGAGTTTGAATTGTTCTGGAAAGCATATCCCCGCAAGGTGGGCAAAAGCGCGGCGTATGCCCGCTGGCGGTCAAAAAGCCCGCCGTTGGACGCCGTGCTTGCCGCCCTTAAAGTGCAGAAGCGGTGCGAGCAGTGGCAGGATATCACGCTGATACCGCACCCGGAAACATGGCTTAACCAGCGCAGATGGGAAGACGACCCCGCCGCGTATTCGCCTGCAAAACAAAAAAACGAGCCGGACAATTACGCTTACGAAGAAGCCGAAGCCATGTACCAAATGCGGAGGGCGAACAATGACTCTTGACCATGAAACCATGTTGGAACACGCCGTGCTGGGCAGTTTTTTAGTGGAAGCTGGAGTTTCAAATAACGCCGACTTCATTTTGGAAGAACTGTCTGAGGAGGATTTTAGCAGAACCTCAAGCCGCCGGATGTTTTGCCTGTTTAAAGAGATGCGTGCCAACGACGAAGCGATAGACCTTGTAACCGTTTGCGCCCGGCTCAAGGCTAAAGGCGAACTGGATTCGCTTGGCGGCGAAGTGTTTGTAAGCGGGCTTATGGATTCCGTTTCCACATCAACCCATATCGCGCATTACGCCAAGGAAGTTAAACGTAACGCCGTAATGCGAAAAATCAAACGCGAAATCATCCTGCTAAACCCGGCAGTGGAGCCGGACGCGATTGAACGCATTATGGGCCTTATCGAACAGCGTGACAGCGGCGACAGCCTTGCCGTGGTAACGCCCAAAGAGTTTATGGACGGTTATCTGGAAGACTGTTATAAAAGCCGTCTGCCCGGCATAAAAACGGGATACCCAACGCTTGATAACGGCTTATGCCCGCAGGCGGGTGATTTGGTAGTGGTCGCGGCCCGCACGAACGTCGGCAAAACCGCATATCTGACAAATGTCCTCGTGAATATGTTGGACGATAAAACCACCTGCCTCTACTGTCCCACCGAAATGCGCCCCCAGCAGTTTATGAGCAGACTGCTCCCGCTTAAAACCGGAATTTCAGCCTCAAAATTCCGCGCAAAGCAGTTTAACGCGGAAGACCTTGCCGAGCTTGAAAGCGCGGTTGAGGATGCCAAAGCGTATCCGCTTTATCTGCTGGATATCGCCGGGCCGAGCATTTACGAGATAAAGCGTGCGGTAAAGTTTTCCAAGTGCAAGACGCTGTTTGTGGATTATCTGGGCCGGTGCGCCATGACGCGCGAATCCACGCGCACACGGGAAATTGAAAAGTTTGTGGTCGAGCTTAAAAACGAATGCGTAAAAAGCGGCGTGTTGTGCTTTCTGGCGGTCCAGTTGAGCCGACGGACGGATTTTGACAAAGCCGCGCCAAAGCTGGCGGATTTGTCTGACAGTTCGGCGGTGGAAAAGGAAGCCGACGCCGTGATATTCCTCTGGCGCAATCCGGACAAAAAAGCGGAAGGAAATAACCCCATAATAGAAGCGTTTTTAGGCAAGAACCGTTTCGGGCATATGCATAAATGGCTGCTGGATTTTGACCGCCATTCCTTGCGTATGACGGAAACGGAGGAATAGCTATGCCAGAAAATCCCGAACAACAACACGAGATGAAATGCGAATTATGCAAACACTTCGGCTACTGGAAGCCGACGCACGCTGGCCCTCAGCCAGTTTGTCGCTGGGGCCTAAATTTCAATTTTGAGAGGTACAATTATGAAAACGAATACGCCGAAATCTGTCAAGCCTACGAACAAAAAACGCAGAAAATACCGCCCACGAATCTACATCGAAAAACGTAACGCTGAAATCCTGCGCCGGCTAAAGAACGGCGAAGCCCCGAAAGAAATAACTTATAAACTGGGCTTAACCTCGGTGTGGGTGGTATATGATGCAATCCGAAAAACAAATACTATTAACAGCAAAACTTCTTGATTCTATCGTTACAACGACCTGATTTTTTGCATAAAAAGCACTCTTTGTAAATACATAAGAAATCTTCAATTTGGTATGGTTTTAATGAACTCCAGAGGCAAGATAAATTATGTTTGTCGAAATCATTTTTTATAAGAGTTTGTGTTGCATGTTGGAACCCCAAATTTCTCGCACCTTTTTCCGTTCCAGCATGTAAATAAACCATTTTTGGCATATGTCCTATATTTGCCCCGAGTCGCAATGCCACATCATATTTATAGAGTGGTTTTTCCCCTGATATATTGTTGCGTACTTCGCTCAAAATTTCTTCAAAGTTTTTGCATTGTTTGATGTGTGTTTTTTCGTTCTTTAGATTTTTACCCCAATTCTTTAAATGGGAACACCATCTTCTCCGGAAATGAGGGAATATTTGCCCTGGATTTGAATTTTTATGTGTTAGCGTTATATAATCAAAAGCTTCATCAAACTTTAATTTCCGAAAAACTTTTAGTTGTTTATCTAAGGTCTGATGTGTTTTATATTCCTTCACAAGGTTCTGCAGGTTGGCTATATTAAACATAATCCCTCCCAAAAATTCTACCTATAAAATATCTTCCAAAATTATCCAAAACTAAAAGCGTGACTACAAGCATTTGATGCGGTAAACTATAAGCGTCGAGGCAAGGACATGGAGAAAAACCATGACCGTGCCTCGATTTATTTTCCCAGATTCAGTCTTTGCCTCGACAACAAAGACAACGCCCTGCCAATCAGGCGGGGCACCCATTTTCGGTGTGAGAACCGCCTTTAGAGCAAAGCATAATAATGCTTTGCGTGCGGTTCGCAAGACCGGAAGCAATTTTCTGCGTAGCAAAATTGCTGAGGTGGGGTCGCGGAAAAACGCTCTGCGTTTTATCGGTGGCAACGCGAGAACACACACACTTACTGAACCGTCTCGGACGGTTGCCGCCACTCTTTCATGCCCGGAGGCTGTATGACCGGGCTTTCTATCCAACCTATCAGTAATGCGCTTGGGCGGCAGTTTGTTGCCGCGCATCATTATGCGGTTATTTGCCCGCCGATAACCAAAGTGACTTACGGGCTGTTCCACTCCGACGAGCTTTGCGGCGTGGCGTTGTGGGGCTATGGCGTGCGGCCCATGCACACCATCCGCAAGCTATTCCCGTCGCTCGGCGTTTCGGATTACCTTGAGCTGAACCGGTTTTGTGTGCTGGACTCCATGCCGCGCAATACTGAAAGCAGTTTCTTAAAGCTCTGTTGCAAACGGGTACGCAATGACTTCCCCGGCGTAAAATTGCTTTTCAGCTGGGCCGACGGACTGCGCGGCAAGCCGGGGTATGTTTATCAGGCCGCGAGCTGGTTTTATGGCGGGAAGATAGTCAGCCAGTTTTATCGCACGGATGACGGCGAGGTGGTCCACCCGCGCCTGCTCATTACCCGTTATGGCACGCGCAAGACCGAGCTTACCCGCAAACTTGGCCTGCAAAAGATAACTGGTTTCCAGTTCCGGTACTGCAAGTTTCTGTGCTCGCACCGGGAACGTAAAGCATTACTGCGGGAGTCGTCGTTTGCTTGGAACACAGAATACCCCAAGCGTAAAGATTTGTGTAAGTCTTTTGCATCGCTTGGAGTTCTAGGGCAAAAATGAATAGATACTTTTGAATTGCGTCCGACCTTGAAAAAGTTAAAATAACCAGGGAGGGC